GGTTGCTCTACTGGTTGCTCTTGTTTAGCTTCTACTGTTTCGTTTGTTGTCTGTTCCACCTGTTCCGTTTTATTCTCGTCAGACATTTTATAACTCCTTTGTTAGTTATTTATTTAAGGAATATAGAAAAAATAAAGATTTTACAACTCTGCATTTTCAGGTACATCACCTTCTATAATCTTAATCTGATCTTCCGTAAGTTTTTTATTTGTTTCTAATGAATTATCTATCATCTCTGCTATTTCGTCTGCAAATTCTCCTTTGATCCCATAATATGATACAGGAAACTCTCCAAACTTTTCCTCATATTGAAATACTTTTATAAAAAATTCATCTTTTGTCATAATTTATTGAACTCCTCAAAATAGAAATCAAATTCAGCAGTAGTGTTTGGTGCATACCAACTCATCAATTTTCTATTGATATTTGCTAAATCTCCTCTGATTAATGTATTGTAGTTTGCAAATGCTTCTGACGGCTCACCTTGCATCACTACATTTTTGCTATCTCTATAAATAACTCTCCTGTTTTGATAATATGAAACACCATGCCCATATCCTGTTTTTTCTCTAGTAATTCCACCTACATAATCTGCAAAATCAGTTTTAAAAGTAGTTCCAAATGTATTTTTGACTACTAGCTTATTATCTATTTGTAAAACAAACTTATAAGCAATTCTGCCATCTAAACCCTCTGGAGTTTTGCCTAAATAAGCAGCAACTTCTTCTCTAGTAAGTGGAAATCCTTTTTTTGCTAAAATTTTATTTGTTGCATCTCTATATATTTCAACTCTTTTTTCTGCTGATATTTGACTTGCGGCTAGATCAGCAGTTTTATCTAAATCAGAATAAAAACCATCTAATCGTTTTCTAAATCCAGATGATATTGCTTTACGATCTTCTAATACTTTTTCAGCAGCATAATTTGATAATTGAGTATTTTTATCTGCAAATGGTGCGTTCTTTTTTTCTTTAATTCTGTTGAATTTATTTATGGATTTTTTTGATGTGTAGTATTTTACCATTTCATAATCTATTCTATGACCATATTCGTGAACAAAAGTTTCCATTATATCATCAACCATATCTGCTTTTTCTATAGTAATTAAATCTTCTGATGATCTGTAAAATGCAGTTCCTTTTTCAATTTTTAATTTTTTTAATGGAGGAATAACTGCAATAGCTTTTGTAATTGCACTGGTTTTGTTGCCATACGCTTTTTTTAATAATTCTTTTTCGTCTTTAGATACTTTCCCAAATATATTTGATGTCTTTTCTGTATTTTCTTGTTTCTTCTTAATTTCTTTTTGAACATCCTCTACATCCCATGCAGGATCATAAGGGATTAAACTGTGGCGGCATCTATAACCACCTCTATTCACAAAAGGATCTGATCCTGATTTACCTCTCCAGTTGCCAGTAAATATTTCTCTCCATTCTTCCTCTGTTTTTATTTCATTAAGATAGGCTCTACAGAATTGTCTAGTAGTGGTGATATTTGTGCCAGTGTATTTGTATGTATTTATCCCTGCTTCTTGACCTTTGTGTTTAGTGAACTGACCATCAAACTGCATAATACTATCGTGTGCAATCTGATTAGCGTACTTACGCATATTATCACCTCTGATATCAGAAGCGTATTTACTATGCAGGATCTTTCTGGCATTTAAGTATTTACTCTTAGCTATAGGATCATCTGAATATCTATTTTCTTCTATAACTCTAACTAATCTATTGACTGCTTCCTCATTACTTCGTCTATAGACACCATTAATAGATGCCCTGATGTTTTCTACTACCTGAGGAAATGGTTTACCAGTGACGGCGGATGAGTATATCTCTGTAGCAATCGTATCAAGAAATCTATTGGCTACATCTTCAAACCCACTAAAGGATAATTGTTTTAATTGATTGATTAAGACTAGATCAGGTTTGGTAAGGGTTTTAAATTTAGCGGAAACTGGAGTAGTGCGGATATAGTCCATATATCCTTTAACAACTTCATCATATTCTGAAATAATCTTAGAGCCTTCTTTGAGATAGTTCTGCTCTATTAGTCTTTTAAGATTTGGTCTTAGCTGAATGGCTAAATCAGTAGTAAGGGGAACTCCGTCTGTGGCTCTTTGTAATTGAGCAATAATATCTTCTTCAAGATCAAAAAGAACTTTAGATATTCTTTGTTCGTGAGAAGCAGCTAGTTTTGATAATATCTCTTGCTTTGTAGCCATCCCATTTTGTATATAACAGGATGGCTAATTAGTAAATACAGGATTATTTACTTAACTTTTACTATGATCTTTTCTTTATGGATATAATCACCATAACCTGCATCAATAACTCTTTTGGCACAGGTAGATCCAACAGGATATACACCCATATATCCTGCACTTAATTTAGCTAACTCTTTATCTTCTACATGAGAAGCGTAATAAGGTGATCCATCACCTAATGTATAATAAAAGTTTCTTTGTGTAGAAGTATCTCTACCACAAATAATACAAGCGTTAGTATGATCGCCTGACATTTGCATCCTCATTTCTAACTTATTCCAGTCTTTAACAAAGATACCTAAGTCTTTACATCTTGGGGGTTTGTGTTCGCACATTTTTATTACCTCCTGAGAAGTGGGCTTATGCCCACTCCTGTATTCTGATAAAGCTAGAAGCAAAACTACCATCAAGATAAATCTCTTTCTTAGGTAGCGCATCTGAAATTAAACTTTCAAATTCTTCAGCTTTTGAAAAATCACAATCATAGTCAGTAAGAAAACTGCCCATATAACCTGTGCCATCTATAGAGATAAACTTATCACCATCTTCATCTCTATTTGAAACAAATAGAAAATCCTCAAACTTTAATTCATCAACAGGTTTGTCAGTGAAAATTTGAGCATCCCAATATTTTTGTGTTTCAGTTTCTGATAATGACTTACCTGTATCTTTCCAAGTAAGTATTGCCTTATCACATCCGTCAGTTCCAAAATTAACTTCAGCATCCATTGGATTAGAAATGTTGAATAAGTCGTGACAACATTTAATCATAAAACCGCCATCAGTTTGTACTGCCTTAAAGATAGAATTACCATAAACTTTAGGTAAAAGTTTAAGTATTTTGTTAATAAGTGTTTTCATTTTAGTTTCTCCTGTATTCATACATACACTTATAAAGAAATTATAAAGGGTTTGCAACCCCTAAATTTACTATAAAGGAAAGTTTTTTTTCCATGCCCTAATTGACCAATAGGCAGGGGATAAGGTCTTTTGACCTCTGACTTGCTTTAAAACACCCCCCATTCTAGCCAAAAATGACCTTTGTCTGGCAGGGATATTCTTTTTTATCTTCATTTTAGGATCGCCAAATCTCACTACTTTGACATTTCCACTGGATTTATCCTTTACATAAACACCAAATTTCTTGCTTTTATTAGGTGTTCTAAATGGTTTATTCAGTTTGACTTGACGACCTTTATAATTAGCCATTATTTTACCATTTTTGAAATATATAGATTTTTGACAAAACTAACCGCTTTCCCAAACATCTTATCAGCTTTTCTTTTAGCTGATTTGTATTTCTTGGTTTTTTTATTAAATGGTTTGGGTTTTCCTAATGACTTAGGTCTTGCTTTTTCCCAAATTGACTTCTTTTTAGGCATTACTTCTTCTTTTTCTTCTTCTTCATAGAAGGTTTAACTGATTTCTTTGGTGGTCTGCCGACTTTTGAGCCGTATGTTCCTTTTCCGTATGGCATTTTCCTATCCTCTCTTGGTAATGTTTAAAACATAATAGTTCTAACATACCAAATTTGTAATTAAAACCGATACTTGCAAATTCACCGCAAAAACATCTTTTTAGATTATGCTGCTGATGTGACCAGTTATAAAACTCAGTAGTAGATACTGTTTTGCCCTTAGGATTGATCAATCTTCTCCAAGATCAATTCAAATCCACCACTGACTGCTGATGTGGCACTAGCTTTAGCAATTAATTCAATATCTGTTTTGGCAGGAATAATGACTGGTACTGCATAATTCTTTTCTATAAATCCACCTCTAGTCGTAATAAAGGCTTTAGTATTCCATACATTACCATTATCTATTTCTTTGGTGATAAATCTAACTTCATTTTCCAAATCTTTAGAACTACCTACGTCTAACTGCATTAGATAAGCGTTATATTTTCTTGGTACTGTATAAACGCACATTAGAGTTTGACCATAAGTAGGTCTAATATTCGCCACTGTTGTTGATGATACTGTTATTGAAATAGTACCTACATTTGAAGTGCCTGTATTAGCGGTTTTCATTACGGCTCTAAATACTCTGATAAAACTGGTTGATCCTGCAGCACCTCCAATAGTTAATGTTTCAGTAGCCAGATCATAATTACTATCTAATCCCTGTATCTCTACAGTTCCTGTATTATCTGATCCTGTATCTGAACTTGTAGCAGTTGCCGTACCTGCACTTGAAGGATAACTGTATGTATTATCACCATCCCAAATAGTTTCAAATGAACTACCAACTGATGTATTTAATCCAAACTTATTTATTCCTGAGTAGTTTTCTACTAATCCTTTTTGAATAGATAATCCTAATGGAAAATTATATTGATTACTTAATGCCATTATTCTTCTATTTCTTCACCCTCAATAGTTGGAGTTGAGAATTGACCAATAGGTGCTGATTTCGCATCTATCTCACTATCAATCGTATTAATCTTTTCATCATCATCTACTACGGCTCTAGCAATCTGTTTATCTACTTCTTTAGCAAAGGTATCTGAAGGAACACCAGATGCTTTAGCTGCTTGTAGGAATTGTAGATCACTGGCATAGTCGCGCAAATTAAAGCTATCTGGGTAAATGATCTCTCCGTCAAATGTTTGGTTTTGCCATTCTGCGAATAACTTCCAAATCTGTTCTTCTGCGTTCTGTAAGTAGTCCGCCTTTTCTGAAAGTCTTGCATTTAAAAGCTGAAATTCCGTTTGGAGAGCGATACCAGACTGAACTCTATCCTGAGTGGCTCTGACTGCTCCCATGTGTGTAATTCTATTAATGGCTTCTACCTTCATATTGATGTTGTTCATAATACCATCTAATGACTGTGATGAAGGTTGAATGAGATAAGGTTTTAAGTTGCTATCTAAATCCTCAGGCATTTCAATAATAGATCCTGCACCTGCACTAGCTTCTACATTAGGTGTTTTCACTAATGAAGGGTGATTAGATAATCTGATTAATTGCTCAATCTCGGAATAGTCATTGTAAATAGCTTTCTGTAGTTCTGCCACATCATTAAGATCAGATATACCAATACCTCTACGCTGAGATTTCTGGTTATATAAAATTACGGCAGGAACTTTACCTAGCATATTAGGCATCTCATCTATTAGCATAGGTTTAGATGTAGAATATCCTTTGGTATAATCTTTTAGTCTGTAAGTAGTGATATCCTCATTAGTCCATACTCTAATGGTTGCTACATCATCAAATAAATCTTCTAATAGAACTAATCTGGTTAAAACATACTTACCATTTATACTACGCTCAAAATCCCAGTTTAAGACATTCTCAGGGGTATAAAGACTGATGTATGGTCTGATGTCTAATTGTAGTTCTTCTGCTCTGGTTTGTGTTTGTACGGCAGGTTTATCTAGGATTGCCCAACAAGTACCATAGATAGATGCGTTCACTTGCATTTCTCTAATCACATTGTTAAATGATCTTCCGTCTAAATCTGCATCATTGATAAAACTCTCTAGCTGCGGATCACCCTGTAATGATCCATAATCTCTTGTAGGTGGAACTCTGAATAGGAATGAAGTATAAATCTGCACCACATTCTTACAGTGGTTATCTATCGGAGTATTCTCTGCTCGTTTTA